AGAACGTTGCTGTTGGTCATACTGCTATCAATATTGACGCTGGTGATAAAGCTCCAGGATTTGCCTACTCATCTTATCTTACAGATGAAGAAGCTCAGTCATTTATGACAGAAGTTATTGAATACTTTAATACAGAGGTTAAGGATCAGTTTGTAGCTACTACAAAAATTATTGTATAATGATTGTTAAATATTACGGTGTAGAAGATAATGTTTGTGAGTGGAATTACTTGCAAGGTATTATCAAACATCTCACAGATAAAGTTGATACTCTAACACTTCATATTGTAAGTGTAACCCCGGAGTGGGATCGTAGAGATGAAGTTGTACTTAGTGAGACGACCCGTAATGTTATACTTGCCGTGCATGATGAATACATGACTGATTGTATACCTGATGAATGGAAAAATCGAGATGATGTTCTAGTATTTAAATCATACTTATTACCTAATCAAGTAGAGACTAATGTTTTCCCTCTACCTTTAGGTTATAATAAAAAGCATAGTAAGCTAAAAAATAGACCTATTAAGGAACGACCTGTTGATGTATTTTTCTCTGGTCATATGTCATCTCAAAACCGAGTTGATTACATGACACCGGTAGTTAAGTTCTTTGAACAGCTAGCTCCTAGTAAACGTCCTAAACTAGATATTAATATTACAAAAGGATTTAATATGGGGTTTAATCCATCTGAATATTCTGAAAGACTTCATAATTCAAAAATTGTAGTTTGTCCTGCTGGTAATGTTAGTATGGAAACATTTAGACATTATGAAGGGTTAAGAAGTGGTACAGTGGTTGTATCTCCTAGATTACCTCAGAATGAAATCTATAAAGATAATTATATCGTACAAGTAGATGATTGGGGTAAAGAGGTTGGTGGGGTTATTATGGACTTGCTATCTGATCTTGATATGCTACAATTAGTTAAAGATCAACAAGATAGTGACTACAATACTCGTTATAGTGTTAAGGCAGTTGCTGATTATATTTGCTCTAAACTATGAACTTCTTTCAATTACAAAATAAACTATTCTTCTCTGATAAGAGGAAGCAGCCAGATTATATAGACTCAGAAGGCGAGCAAGCTTTTGTACCCTTCTTACTTAATAGATGGCTTTCAATGTATAGTAAAGATACTGTATCATTTACAAACAATATCCTTAATAAGTATTGTAGTATATTTGATGATAAACAAAGAATGTTTCGATTCTATTATAACATAATTCCTAGACTTCAATTTAAACGTATTAGCTATATTAAGAAAAAGAAGAAAGAGAAAACAGAAGAGGTTGAACATCTGGAACTTATTGCGAAGAATAAACATATATCTGTAAGAGAGTTAAAGTCTTATATGGAAATGTAAGTTGATTATTTTTAAACACTAGCTAAATATCTATATGCCTGCACATGAAAGTATTGACCGTTTACCTTCCCAGAAACATCTAATTGACCTCTCTACACACAGTGAAGGTGATATTGGTCTTACAGATGATTTTGAATTAAATTTTATCTTTGATGATATTTTACTAGTAGAGTATGTTGATGAAAATGATGAAGGAGAAATTCAGCGTAATGGTATTTTTGTACCAACAAATGCTGTAACAAAAGCTTGGCGTAAAGCAAGAGTTATTCTTACAGGTCCAAAAGCTGAGTATGTTAAGGTAGGTGATGTTGTTATCTTCCCTAACAATCTAGGAGTTAGTATTTCTAATCTAGATATAAATGGTAAGAAACTTAAAAAAGGTATCTTCTTGAATGAGGATCGACTGTTTGGCATTTGCACACTTAAGGAGTGATTATTCAAAGGTCAGCTTTAGACAGTATACTTTTGAATAATGTATGCGATGTTCGATTTGTAAGACGTGATCCAAGACCGGGTGATGGTCCTACAAGACGAATGCTTTGCACAAAATCATACGATCTTTTAAATTCCGTAAATGGTAGAACAACATTAAACTATAGACCACCGAAGGGTCCTAAGAAAATTAATGAGGCAGCAGATAACTTATTAGTTGTATGGGATATTTTAATGCAAAATTATAGAACAATTAATTGCAATCAAGTTGATTTAATTAAGGAGATTCCTGCGTCTGAATTTTGGCCTTACTTTAACGAAAATATTTACCCAATGTCAGCTGATCAAAAAGCTGGTTATATAAACTCATGACTTCTTCGCTTGAAAATTTTTCTGAATATATTAAACCTTATTTGCTAGAAACTATAGCGATAAAGACAGATAAAAAAATTATTAGAAAAGGTAAACTTAAAATATTTCAAGTTAAACAGCATTACGCGAGATTAACTTTAGAAGATGGTGAGCGTACTCGTATCTACGAAGTACCTTATCCATATGATATTAGTAAAGAAGGTAACGTAACTACACTCAACTATAGGACTAAGATGTTCTTGAACATACAAGATTTAGACCTACAAGTTAAGTTGCTAGATTCTACTAAGAAGTCAAAACTGTATGATGAATTAGTATATATTCTACCTCTGAGAGACGTTGATTAATAGAGTTAGTAGACTACAATTAGTTTAGTGATATCTAAACTACTACAAAAATTCCCTGCAGGGTATGATCCTAATCCTTCGCAAGTAAAGCTTCTCAAGAATATAGATGATGCTTTTGATAATGGCCATAAGTTTGTTATTTGTAATGCGCCGACAGGTTCTGGAAAGTCGTTTGTATCTAAAACCTTAGGTAACGCATCAGAGAGTAGTAGTAAGGAGTTTAGAGATATTGTTACTAGCTATCTAGCCTATAAGCGAACTTCTACTGGATATAATTATGAGGAAGATTGTGATAGTGAGAGAGCGTTTGGGACAACTGCATTAACCATAACGAAAGCGCTACAAGATCAATATAAAGAATTATTTGATGATGTGGAAGTGCTGAAGGGTAAATCTAATTACCAATGCGCGATTGATGATCGTTACCCAGTAGATATTGCGCCGTGTTTACATGCACCGAGCCTTAAACGTCAATGCTGGGCAGAGTGTAAATGCCCGTATTATGAGCAGCGTAATAAAACTTTAGTATCAAAGTTCAATACCTTAAACTATAATATGTTCTTTGCTTTACCAGATCATCTAAAGAAGAGGCAATTTTTAATATGTGACGAGGCATCAGAGCTTGAGGATCAGCTTGTTAAGGAGTTTACTTGTGTTGTAGATTATGTCTTTTTGAGTAGACTAGATGTTAATATTAAACCGTATATGAGTAGTAATTCTGCTGTTAAATGGTTAAGTGGTGTAGCTGTTGATATTACAGATAAGATTGAAGACTTAAAGGATATTATAGCTAATAAAAAGAGTAAGAATCAGAAAGCTATTCAGGATCTTACTTCAATGATGACTCGTTTGATTAATATTCATAGTAAAGTTGAACTAGTTATTGACTCTTGGGATGAATCAGAGTATGTCTTCGAGAAGGACAAGCAGTCAATTACCTTTATGCCCTTGAAAGTTGATAAGCTAGCTCATAGATTATTTGAGTTTGCTGATAAAGTTATACTAATGTCTGCTACTATTATTGATCCGGCTAACTTTTGTAAGAGTCTTGGCATTACAGATTATAAATATGTTGAAGCTGAGTCAAGTTTCGATCCTAAAAAAGCTCCTATCATATGTAACCCTAAGTATAAGCTTAACTATCACACAATGGATAAGTACTTACCAAGGATTATTAAGCAGATTGGTGAAATATGCGAGCATCACAAGAGTGATAAAGGTATTATTCACTCGCAGAACAACTCAATTACTCTCAAGATATCAAATACTTTACACGGTAGTAGATTTTTATATAGAGAGCCGGGTGTTAGGAATGAAGAGATTTTAGAAGCTCATATGACAGATCCTGACCCTACTGTTTTAGTATCACCTTCTATGTCATATGGTGTAGATTTAAAAGGAGATCTTGCAAAGTTCCAAATTATTGTGAAAGCCCCTTTCTTACCTACTAAAGATGTTAGGATTGAGAAGATGATGAAAAATGATTTTGATTGGTATCAGAATAAAATGTTATGCTCTTTAATTCAAGCTTGTGGTAGAGGTGTTAGATCTAAAAAAGATGAGTGTATTACATATATTCTCGATGGTACTATTGTAAATGCCATACTAAAGTCAAAGCATAAGCTACCAAAATACTTTGTAGACAGGTTTGTTTAATTAAATAATAGTAGCTTTGAAGAATTATACCTACAATTTTGAAATAAAAAATCTACTTACACAGTTTACTGCTGCGTTTGACGATACTGTTATTAAGCGTTATGATAAGAATGGTAATGCTAGACAAAATGTAGAAGTTCGATACGTTTTTGCTCCTAAACAGCGTATTATGTATGATATTGTTAATAAAGCGCAAAATTTAACTTTACCGGTGGTTTCTATTGATCTTGCTTCTGTATCATATGATAACGAAAGGGTATTTAATAAGTTAAATAATTTAGAAAACTATCAAAGTAGTAATACATCAACAGCTATTCGAACACCCGTACCGGTTAATCTAGAAGTTAATATGTCGATAATGTGTCGATATATGCAAGACATGGAGCAAATAGTATCTAACTTTGTTCCTTATACTAACCCGTATATAGTTCTAGCGTGGGAAGAGCCTACGTCGCTATCTGGTGCACCAGTTGAAATACGAACTGAGGTTTTATGGAATCAAAATATAAATTTAAATAATCCAACAGAAACTACATATAGTGAAAAGTTTAGGGTAGTTGGTGATACTTCCTTTACTATTAAAGGATGGTTATTTAGAAATCAGAATGACATATCAAACCCAATTTACTTTATCGAGCAAAATTTTGTTAATGTAGATAGTAGGTTTAACTTTCAACAACCGCTTTCATCGTTAGATTATGATAACTTCTTTACTAATCTCTCAGGTATTGCTGAAACTGAAACAATTAATTTATCAGGTATACCAGAATTAACTAATATATATTTTAATGCTTCTGGTTCTAATGTTATAGAAACTAACGGTGATCCAGTAACTATTGCGAAGACAGCTTCTGATTTAGAAGCTTATTCATATACTTTATTAGGAGGTAATTATAACGAGACAGAGTTCGTTATGCTTAGCTCAAATGATACAAGTTTATTTACTAGCTTTACAGGCATTAGTACATTATATACTGGCCTACTATCAGGCTTTATACTACCTAATTCAGCATGGAATGTAATTACTAATGATGTAATGAATATTACGTTCCCTTATCTTTCAGGATCAAATAGTAGATTTGATCTTATTATTAAAAACCCAGCAGGATTTACTACATCAGCTAATATCTCTGGATTCTACTTCATATCTAATTAAATATATACGATGGCTTCTAATTCTTCAAATCAAAATCAAGGTGACGGTAAAGCTTCTTCTTTCGGTAGAAACTTGGTTCAATA